TAATAGGAATGATGATAGAAAGTTCAATAAGAGTACCTTAAAATACGAATTCAGTAATGGTAGCTATATAGAGTTCTTTAGCACTGATCAGCCAGACAAACTTAGGGGAGCTAGAAGAACAGATTTATTTATCAATGAGTGTAACAATGTTAGCTTTGATTCCTATCAACAATTAGCAGTAAGAACATCTGGTAAAATATGGTTAGACTATAACCCTGCTAATTTGTTTTGGGTAGACAAAGAATTAATAGGACAACAAGATGCGAACTTTATAACCTTAACATACAAAGACAATGACAGCTTACCTGAATCTATAGTTAAAGAAATAGAGAAAGCAAAAGAAAAAGGTAAGACCTCAACCTATTGGGCTAATTGGTGGAAAGTGTACGGACTTGGACAGATAGGTAGCTTAGAGGGTGCGTGTATTCCTGATTGGAAACCTATTGATAATATTCCAAGTGAAGCTAGATTACTATGCTCTGGGTTAGACTTTGGTTATTCTGTAGATCCAAGCACAATTATAAGACTATATAAATGGAATAATGCTTATATCTTTGATGAGGTACTGTATCGTAAAGGAATGTTAAATAGAGACCTTAGCTATTTTATTAAGACTAACGAGATACGAGAACAAATATACGCAGATAGTGCAGAGCCTAAATCAATTCAGGAGCTGAGGAACTACGGACACAAAGTATTTCCTGTAACAAAGGGTAGAGATTCAATAATCTATGGTATCAACCTAATCAACCAAAACGAAATCTATATAACAAGTCATTCTAAGAATCTAATAAGAGAACTACAAGGTTATGTATGGGATAAAGACAAAGAGGGAAACAATTTACAAAAACCTACAGGTACACACCCTGACTGTATTGATGCAGCGAGATACGCTTTAATGATGCAACTAAAGAATCCAAACAGAGGACAGTATGCAATAAGGTAAATGTTAAAGAAATGTTAAAATTATGTTAAAGTCTATATAGGGTATTGTTTTATTAACATTTGTTCGTAGATTTGAAGTGTAATTAATTTTACAATGTTCTTTAAAATATTGAAAGTCAGTAAGGAAAAATGTTTAAGTAGTGATACTTATGAGAAGCGATGTACTTACTAAGTTGTGAAAATATAAAAGGTGTAGGACTTACCACCTACTCTCACTACAGAGATAGTCAAAAAAGGTACGACAGTTATATAGAAGCAAGGAGGTAAGAGAAGAACATAGGAGCAGTATAAACTCTGCATAATGACTGTAACAAAAAAACTCGTTTGATAGCGAGGAGGTAAAGTGAGTACCTATCAATACTCGAATCAGAAGTACAATGATTATTACCTAAGGCAGCACCTCACTTATTTTGACTTTCATAAAATGCACCTGACTAAATTAAGAAACTGAGATATAAATGCTACTCAGATATTAGAAACAGGAATCAATCAAAAAGGTATTGATAAGATTTTAAATCATCGTTAGCACGAATAAGCAGAGAAAGTAACCTTTATAACCCTTACAGAAATGTAGGGGTTTTTTTATGCTCTAAAACTTTTTATTTCTACGTTATATAAATATGAAAGTAGAAATGTATATACCTGACACTCTAAACGAAATTACATTAGCACAATACCAAAAGTATATCAAGTATCAAAAAGATAATGATGATGAGAACTTTCTAGCTATAAAAATGATAGAAGTATTTTGTGGTTTAAGAAATCATACAGTTAGATCTATGAAAGCAAAAAGTATAAGAGATATATGTAAAATACTTACAGATATGTTTAACGAAAAACCTCAACTCGTAAAGCAATTCGAAATGAAAGGTATTACTTATGGTTTTGTACCTGATTTAGAAAACATAACATTTGGAGAGTATATAGACTTAGATACCTTTATAGGAGACTTTGAAAATATGCATAAAGCTATGGCTGTATTATACAGACCAATAACCCAAAGCTATAAAGATAAGTATACCATAGAGAAGTACACAGGAGATAAGTATGAAGATATGATAAATATGCCAATGGATGCTGTATTTAGTTCTATACTTTTTTTTTATCATTTAGGGATGGAATTATCGACAGTTATGATGAACTCTTTGGAAACACAGGAGGAGGAGAATTTAGTGCAATATCTCAGTTCAATAGAAAGTGGGGATGGTATCAATCAGTTTGGGGTTTATCTGGACAAGATGTTACAAGATTTAAAGATATCACTGAATTAAATGTACACGAATGTTTATACGCATTAAGTTTTATAAAAGAAAAAGCAGAACTAGAATCAAAACAAATGAAAAGCAAATTTAGAAAATGAGCAATCAAGGAGTAAGAGGCTATTACCAAATCACACAAACACTAAAGACAAAGCTCTTATTAGACGAGAATGTCAATACTGTAACAACAGGAGATATATTTGATATAGACTTAGCCAAGCAAACTATCTTTCCTTTAGCTCATATTATAGTTAATAGTGTTACAATACAAGAGGCAGCTCTTAGCTTTAACATTACTGTAATGTGTATGGATATAGTTGATGTATCTAAAGACGAAACAACAGACCATTTTGTAGGAAACAATAACGAGCAAGATATATTAAACACACAATTAGCAGTAGCAAACAAATTAGTAGGATTGTTAAGTAAGGGTACACTATATCAAGACAAATATCAATTATCTGGTGATGCTTCTTGTGAGTTCTTTTATGAAAGGTTTGAGAATAGGTTAGCAGGAGTTGCTTGTAGCTTTGATGTATTAATAGCAAATGATATAAACGTATGCAGTTAAAAGAAACAAGAGAGGCACTAAACAACTTTGGTAAGTTTGTAGTACAACAAGCTAGATCGAGGCTAACTAAAGGTGGAAAAAAAGTAAGCAAAAAACTATACAATAGTTTAGATTATAAAATAAATGTTAGTGAAGATTCTGTTAGCGTAATATTTGAAATGGAAGATTACGGTAAGTTTCAAGACGAGGGGGTTAGAGGATCTAAGTCTTATTACGCTGATGAAAATACAAGTGGTAGTCCTTATAAATTTAAAAGCAAAGGAGGAAAAAGAGGTTTAAAAGGTATGCCTCCTCCAGCAGCATTTGATAAATTTGTAGTACGAAAAGGTTTAAAAGGTATAAGAGATAAACAAGGTAGATTTATTTCAAGAAAAGGTATAAAGTTTCTTATAGCTAAAAGTGTTTTTGAAAAAGGCATAAAGGCAAGTATGTTTTTTACAAAACCTTTTAATCAAGCATTTGATCAGCTACCTCCTGAGCTACAAGAGAAATTTGGTATAGATATAGAAAATATAATATTTGAATAATGGCTAATATATTACTGAGAAGTCCTTACTTTGTTACAATTACTACAGGCTCACATTTGTCTGCACAAATGGCTTTGACTATAGACGGAGCTTTAAGATATACAATACTTAAAAACGCAACAAGTAATAGAACAGTATTTGAAATATCATCTTTAGCTAGAGATTATTTTACAGCTAACTATGGAGGCTCAGACGGATCGTCATTTGATACAGTATCTATCGCTTATGTAGTAACAACATTTACAGCAGTAGATGGTGGAGGTACAGGCACAATACAAACAACTGTAAATCATACAGGATTCTATGGATATTCAATGTTTTGGGATAGTGCAAATTCTGACATTGACCCTGATGACGCAGCTCTAACAAATACAGGTGGTACTAACAAAATATACCTACCAGATAATACAGCAAGTTTTGTATATGCTATGGCTAGTGGTACAGCAACAAGATACGCAGTAAGCACCTCAGCAAGTTCTGTATCTGCCTCAACAATTACTTATTCAGTAGAAAGAGTATGTAGTGCTAAGTACACACCAATACAGATGAGGTTTATAAATAAGAATGGTATGCCACAAGACCATTATTTCTTTTTAAAGAACGTAGAAAGTGTAAATACTAAATCAGAACAATTTAAAAGAAATATATTTGTACAATCTTCTTCTAGTTATGGGTTACAAGATCATCAAATGCAAACCTTTAACAAGACAGGTAAGAAACGGTTTACCTTGAATACAAATTATTTAGTAGAGGCATATAATGAAGTAATACAAGATATTATGTTAAGTGAGTATGTATGGATAAATATAAACACCTTTACTCACACTGATAGTATAAGTTTAAAATGGCATCCTGTAAATGTAGTTACCTCATCACTTACTAAAAAGACATCTGTAAACGACAAGCTCACACAATATACTTTAGAAGTAGAAGATGCAAACGATGTTATTAATAATATAGTATAATGAAGCGTGAGGTACAATTATATATATCAGACACAAGGGTAGATCTATTTAATGATGAATCAATAAGTATAACTGATTCAATACAGAATGTATCTGACATTAGTAAGCTGTTTACACCTTTCTCACAGCAGTTTAACTTACCAGCATCCCAAACTAATAATAAGTTATTTAAGCATTACTATAACTTTCATATTCAAGGTGGCTTTGATGCTAGGTTTAAAGTAGATGCAAGAATTGAGATAAACTTTGTACCATTTAAAACAGGCAAACTTAGACTAACAGGCGTATCACTAAAAGACAATAAACCACACACTTACAAAGTAGTATTCTTTGGTGAGCCTAATAACCTTAAAGATATATTTGGAGATGAAGATTTAAGTTCTTTAAACGGTTTATCAACTTATGATATAAAAAGTGATACAGTTACAGCTGATGTTCTAAACGCATTTAAAACAGGTTTACAAAGCACAGGCTCAAATGCTACAAATTTAGGTAATAGAAACATAGTAGTACCTCTAATTAGTTTAGAAAATTATTACTCTTATGATACACCAAGTACAACTAGATTAGATAATGTTACTTGGGCTAATTTAAGAAAAGACTTAAAACCAGCAATAAAGCTAAAAAGAGTTATAGAGGCAATACAAACTCAATATGACATAACCTTTAATATGGCAGATGTACACCTTGACGAAAAGGTATTAGCTGAGGACACAAGCCAAGTTGTAACTGAAGATAGTCCAACAAAAGATGTAATTTTAGAAGATGCAACAAGTGATATTAAAACATTCTTTGGTAGTGATATGTTTGATGAGCTATACTTGTGGTTGCATAGAGAAAAGACACCATATACTGCTTTAAATAGCACAACTAAATATTTTGGAATAAATTATACATCTTTAGGGATTAAACAAACGTTAAGTAATTATAGTTATGTAGGGGGTAGTGGTGATATATTATCAGCTGGTAAACTAACAATTAATGAGGGTGAATCTTATACATTAAAATTTAGATTTATAGCAAGTGCTGCTAATGTACCTATAGAAATAATTTCAAGAGATAAAACAACAAACGAAATATTAGGAATCCAAAATAGAATATCATCAACATCTGCAATGTCAGTTAATTTTGCAGGCTTAACAAGTGGGAATTTATCATCAAGAGTGTTTGACCCTGAAATTAGATTTAACAACAACACAAGTCAAGCTATAACATTTTCAGCACAAAACACTTTATCTGATTTTGGTTTAGAAATTATTAAAACTGTAAATGGGGTAACAACTAACCATTTTTATGGTAATAATTCTTTCCAATTAGCCTATATGATTTTTATACAAGACTACTTACCTAAAATAAAAATAATAGACTTTCTTAGTGGCTTGTTTAAGATGTTTAATTTAGTTGCTTACAAAAGATTAGGTGATAGCACAATTTATGTAGAAACTTTTGACGATTTTATGTTTGAGGGAGTAACAAGAGACATAACAAAATATATAGACGTATCACAAAGTACAATAGACAGACCAATACCATACAATCAAGTAAACTTTAATTATTCTAAACCTGTAACTCAAACAAGTCTTAGATTTATTAATCAGTTTGCTCAAGCATTTGGAGATTTAGAATATTCTGCTCCAGAAAAGTATGACGGTCAGGCATTTAATTTACAAGTACCTTTTGAAAGAAGTGTTTTAATTAATTTAGAGAAGAATGCAGGACAAGAAACAAATAATATATTTTCTTGGTGGGTAGATGCAGATGATAAAACAGCTCTTGGCAAACCTTTTATATTTTTTAACAGAGTAATTGATTCAAGTAGTAATACAGTAACATCTTCAAACATTACAACTTATAACGCTCCATCTAACGTGTCAACTGATCAAAACCATACTTTAAACTTTGGTGCTGAGTATGATGAATTTAATAAAGATATTAACACAAATAGTTTGTTTAGTAGATTCTATCAAAACTATATTGTACAAACATTTAACCAGAATGCAAGGATTATAAAAGTATCAGCTAGATTGCCTGTAAGTTTTATTTTAAATTATAGAGTAAATGACGTTATATTAATAGAAGGTCAAGAATATTATATAAATAGTATTAAAATAGATTTAACAACAGGCAAATCAGATTTAGATCTAATAGTAAAAACAGTAACATATACAAATAGTGTACTAACGTGATAAGAAATATATTAGACTTACTGCCTTATGCTAAAGGCGAAACGGAAAACATAAAAATAGCTAAAGGCAAATACAAATACCCTGAAAGCATTAAAGAAGCATATACACAATTTAAAAAGGAAGTATGGCAAAAGTAATACAAGCAGAATTAAAACTTAAATATAAAGAAGCTGTCAAGAACTTAGATGAAATGCAAAAGGAGTATTCTAAGTTAGAAAAGCAAATAGAAGATACAGATAAAACAGCGAAGAAATCAGAAAAAGGTTTTAGTTCTTTAAGTAAAGGTATCAAAGGTATGGGTACTGCATTTAAAGCTGCTGGTATTGGAGCTGTAGTAGCATTGTTTGGTGCTTTAGCAGCTGCATTATCTAAAAACCAACAAGTTATGGATACTGTAGCAGTAGTTACAGGTACAATCTCACAAGTATTTGCAGAAATAGGAAACGTATTAGTAAACGTATATAATAGTGTATCATCTGCAACAGAAAACTTTGATGCTTTAGGCAGGGTAGTAAGCAACGTATTTAAGATAGCTATAGCACCATTTAAATTAGCTATTGATGGATTGGCTCTAGGTTTCTTTCAAGCTCAATTAGCTTGGGAACAATCGTTTCTTGGTAGTGGAGATACAGAAAAGATAGAAGCTCTTAATTCTAAAATAGATGAAACAAAACAAAGTTTAATTGATACAACTGTAGGTATAGTAGAGGCAGGAACAGCAATAGCAACAGATTTTAGTGAAGCAGTAACCGAAGTAGGAAACATAGGTTCACAAGTTGCAAAGGGATTAAGTGAAATAAACATTAAATCTATATCAGATAATGTTAAAGCTAACGAACAACTGAAAAAAGCAGCCAATGAAGCAAGAATAGTAAATCAAGGTTTGATAGAGCAATACGATAGACA